AAACGACCCAGCAAACGCATATGACCGTCTAGGCCAGTACCCTCATTCAATTGCACCCAATGCTCTGCCCACATCTCTGCCACAGACAATTGTCCCAGAACCCTCTATCCGGTCACGTCAACTTATTATCCCTCTTCATTTCTGGTTCTGCGAGAATCCGGGTCTTGCACTCCCTCTAGTGTCTCTTCAGAACTCAGAGGTTTATATTAACGTCACGCTCCGTACAACTTCGGATTTATATACCGTCGTTGATGTGGTCCCCTCTTCACCAACATACGGTCAGCGTGTGAATCCTGACAAGGTTAAGATTCCAACGGGTCTTTCTAACCTAATGTCTGTATTTTTATCGCCGCCTCTTGGAAACGGTTCTCCATCTAACCCGGGTCTAACTACATTCTATCCAGACCCATGGATTGAGGGCAATTTCATTTATTTGACCGAACTTGAAATGAACCAGCTTGCAACCGCAGACCAGACATTCCTTGTCAAGACAGTAAAGTATGCAAATCGTGAAGGTCAATATGGCGCAAACTCAGATGTAGAGATTCCAATGTTTAACTTGGTGACGCGTGTCGTGTTTGCATCGCAGCGTTCAGACAAGATTGACAACAACGATTGGGATAACTATACGAATTGGGATGACGCTCACCGTGCACCGTGGTCATCCATCAATGGAGACACACAGACAAACATGTTTTCATCTGGGCAGCAACAGATTACTTCAATTTTCCCGAAGGATACGCTTGCAGATGCTGTTTTGCTGCTGGATGGTAAGGAACGGTTTGCTCCCAAAGCAACTGGCTTCTTTTCACTCCTGCAAATGTATCGCCACACCACTGGAGATACGCAGACAAAGATTCCGGGTGTTTATATGTACTCCTTTGCGCTCAACAACGACCAGTATCAGCCCAGCGGTGCACTGAATGGAAGCATGTACAACAAGGTCATTCTGCGGACTACCCTGCAGCAGCCACTTCCATCTGCTCTTGCGGATTCAAATCAGACAGCGGTCTGCGTTCTCCGCTCTACGGTATTTAGCGCGAATCCGACGGTGATTCCACCTGGCAACATTGGTTTATATGCGCCAGGCGATGTTGTTCAGATTATTCAGACAACAAACAACAACATCCTGTTTACTTACACCTACAATGTCGGAGTGTATGTGGAGACTATAAACTTTTTACGAATCGTCAGCGGCCTTGCTAACTTTGTGTTTGCTAACTAACAATAATGGTGCTCATCAAACAGGCAACGTTTGGCGACGAAACAAGCGCCACAGACGTTACGCAGTCTCTTCAAGGCAGGGTTACGAATGGTTATCTTGCAGTGGTTGCAGACTCAAAGCTCTTACCTGCGGTTACATTGAATACCACGGCCGCCGAACTTACGCCGGAGGACAAGGACCTTGCAATGAAAAAGGCAATTGAGCAGTGCAATGGCGCAAATGACCAAGCCTGTTTAGCTGAACGCTCGGGTAAGTTTGAACAGTCTCTTCTTCAACAGAAAATTGCAGAACAGAATGCGACAGACAAAACTGTAAAGGGTCGTCGTCTAACCGTTACAGTGATTGATGATTATGGAAAGGAACAGACCCTTCAGATTCCCGATGGACAGGAATTCAAAGTGGGAAATCCGCCTGCAGGTGCGGCCACTGCATCTACCGGTTTCTCGGTTGCGAGCGTGGCTATTCAGATAGGTGGCATTTTACTGGGCGCAATCTTGCTCTTTTTATGGGTATTCAGTGTGGTTGCAACATATCGCACATTGCTAGATGCAGGATACCGCGTGCCCGTATATATCGGAACTGCAACTGCCATTTTGATTCCATATTCGGGTTACCTGATTATGCTCGTTTACTTTTTCGCCGTGACTTATTTGTCTTCTTAGACGACTTGCGACGGCGGCGACCCGCATATGCACGAGGACTTGGTGAACCAATCGTTGCATCTTCATCATCATCATCGTCGTCGTCGTCTATTGCGCGAACAGTCTCTGCATCAGAATCATAATCAGAATCCGCATCATAGACAGACTCGCCATCCATGTCTGGAATCTGAATAGGAAGAGGCGGTCCACCCGTGCGAACCAACGCGGACCCGGGTTCAACACCGCCAGTTCGCTTTAATGTTTTACGTTGACGACGAGTTCTACGACGAGTTCTACGACGACGAGCGGCCATTTATAAATAACCAATAGAAATATAATGCTTCTACGATTTGATTGGCTTGTTGCCGGTATTATCATCGGTATGCTGATTGCATCTGTGATGGTCCCACCTACCCGTAAAGAAATTGCCCTTCCACAGCCAGAAGACCCCACCATCTATTTCACAGATACCGGGTGTGTTCGTATTGTATCCACCGAAGTGCCCTGTGGACAAGAAGCAGATTCGTTGAATCTAATTGCAAGTCTTGGGAAGAAGTAAGCATGCTGGACATTACAAAATCATTGAATCGCGCCGCCCCGTTTTTCTCATTTGTGATTGGACTGGGTATCTCGGTCTTACTGTTTCATCGGGATTACTCTATTATGAAAACACTTGCTCTGCCGTTACAAGACATCACTGACAAGGTGGTAAAAACTGACGGGAAATGCTATCGCTACCGCGTGGAAGATGCGTCGTGCGAAATCCCGTCTTCTAATTAAACAAATGGAAGACGGAACTACTTCGCTGGATGCACTGCTCCCATTTCCCCAGGGCCCTCAGTCTGCTCCTCCAATGATGCCCATGCTTTCAAGTGGCCCCGCCCCCCGCTCACAGATAGCGCCGACATTCAAGCCATCCCTCCCCACCATGAGGTTCATGTTTAGCAATCTCACCCTTCTGATGTCATTCTTCGCGGCCGCGGTTATCATTTCGCTCTCTGCCCCCCGGAACCTTCTGCTCCAGTATGTCCCCAATGCATATACCGCCGGCGGTGTTGTGAGTTGGACAGGTGCTGCAATTCTAGGCGCAGCGGCAGTCGTGATTGCACAGGTTATCAACAACTTTCTTTCCGGGTTCTTTTAAGCTGAAATCGTTTATAAAGAAGTGACGCTATTGAAACAATGAACTACCCACCCGCATTTGCATACCCCCGCATTTTGATTGGTGCGGGTGCACAACTCACACCCAACTTTATAAAGACGTATCGTATCACGCATGTGATTAATTGTGCCTATAATGAGGCATCACCTGCTTGGTTTCGTTCTAGTTTTCCCTCGAGATATGCATGTATCGATGCATTGGATTCTGAAAAAGTGAATATCCTGAAATGGTATCCTGAATTTGAAAAGACACTGCATACATTCTTGAACGATGGCGACGGTGTTGTCTTTGTGCATTGTCAAATGGGCATGAATCGCAGCGCATACCTTGCAATTGCATATGTCTGCAAACGGTTCCATCTTGACCTAGACATGGTTGTAAAAAACGTTCGAGCACAGCGCCCATGCGTTTGTCAGAACAAGGCGTTTATGGAACAAGTTTCGGTCTTCACACGGCAGTGTTAGAATAACAACAAGCGAGTATGGATATTTTCAGAGTACGGAAAATCAGAGAAAGCGCATCCGGTTCTACATCTATGGGTACACTCGACTCTGTGCACCAGGAAATGGTACAGGGATTAAAGACTTCGCAGACTAAATCCGATGAACTCGTTCTAGAACGCGATACTCTGAAGGAATCCCTAAAGCCACTTGAAACTTCAAATGACATTGGCGATGTTGTCAAGTATTCTAAGATTGAACTTCGGATTCGTGAAATTGATACTGAACTTTCTAGGGCTGCACCTGTTCAGGATTATTACATGAAAAACATGGATATCCTCATGGATTACTATGGTAAGCAGACTGTAAGTTCGCAGTCTCTGGGAAAAGACAGCAATGGCGGGAACACCTTTATGAAGTTTTTCGGCGCAACTTCCTCTGCTACACCCGACGGTTCTTCTCGTAAACAGATGTTTGATGAATACATTACCCGCATGAAACTCTCTGCGGGTCCAGAGGCAACTCAACTTATGACCGAGCATTGTAACGCATGCAATGTTGCACGCGAAGAGATTTCTTCGGAGGGTATTCTAGTCTGTCCTTCGTGTGGTTCAGAAGAGTATGCCCTAGTGGTTTCAGATTTCCCATCTTTCCGCGACCCTCCAAAGGAATGGAACAATTATGCGTACAAGAAAATCAACCATCTCAATGAAATCCTGAATCAGTTCCAGGCAAAGGAAAGCACGATTATCCCCGAAGAGGTGATGAATGAGGTTGTGCTTGAAATCCGTAAGCGCCGTATTAATAACATTGCAGACCTGTCTGAAGAAGACATACGCCAGATTCTTAAGAAACTGGGGCGTTCAAAGTATTACGAACACCGTGCACACATTTTGAGCCGGCTGAATGGAAATCCGCCTCCAACGATTACACCCGAGATTGAAGAGAAGATTCGTGCAATGTTTCAGGAAATCCAAGCACCGTTTTTGCTGTATTGCCCGAATGACCGTACTAACTTTCTGAGTTATTCATACATTCTCTATAAGTTCTTTGAACTCTTAGAGCTTGATGA